AGCAAGAGTTTTGATGTGTATTTTTAATTATTTAAATCTAATTCTAATGATTTTTCTAATTCTAATAGTTTATCTTTAGCACCAGTTAATTCAACAAGTAAATCAAGATTAGCTATTAGTAATAAGATAGGTGCTTCTTTATCTTTAAAAATAATATTAGGATTTATTATTGTCTCAAATGACTCCTTAACTTTTCTACTCTGTCTGCTGATTAAAGCCTGTCCAGCTTCTGAATCAGATAATTCAGAGATTGCCAGCAACTCGTTGACCAGCACTTCTTGCTGATCCAATCGAGACTGATCCCCCGACAGGCTTGTCAGTACCCCCCTCGACAGCTTTCTTCTCAATTGGTTTATCAGTTGTTTCGCCTGCATATTGTTGTGGATTAATTAATAATAAATCAAATTCTTTTTGTTGTATATCTCTTGCTACATTTTTAATAGCAATAGGCATTTCAGATTGAGCGTGAGCAAGTATTCTATCAACAACTTTAGGCTTAACTTTATTGTCTCTGACATAATTAATATGTGTTTTAATATGAATAGGCATAGCAGTTGGGTCAGGTTTAACCTCTTCACCTTTAGTCATCTTCTGATTTTCCTCTTTAGCTTTAACAATACTTTCAACACTTCCTTTGCCGTGAAGCTCTAATAATCTTTGAACTTCATCAGAACTAAACTTAGCTTCCTCAAGCAGATATTTAGTAGCTTCATCAACATTGATTTTACCTATATTCATAAGTGAAGCTAAAATAGTACTCTTTTTCTCATTTAACATTATCTCATCATTAGCCTCAGCTTGTGTTCCTCTAACATCAATATCAAATGACGGCATTGTATCTTCTTTCAAAAGATTAACCATCTCAGCACCATCTTCGCCAAGAACATTGATAGCTGTTTTTTCTGTGTAATTATCTTTCAATCCAAATGAATATAAAATACCAAGTCGTTCATAATAAGATTTATAAAACTTATTCTTTAATCCTAAACGGTCAGCAACCTGTTGCATATCACCCATATAAACTGTTGCCTTTTTAGATGCCCTAGTTCCACCCTGAGCCTCTTCAGTCATCCCTGATTCTTTAGCATTCAAATCCTCAAGTAGATTATAAAGATTAACTGTATCACTTAAACCTGGATAAGCGAATTGAAACAACTTACTTTGAATACTATCCCCTTTAGGAACATCAATAGGAACAATACCTTGCGGTCTCGGTTTTAATAAAGCTAAATTACTAATAGCATTTTTATCAACTCCTACCATTCCATAGTTTTGAAAGTTTCTATTATCAATAGCTTGATTGATTAATACTGATTCAATTTTTATATTCTCTCGTATTCTATCAGCAGGAGATGGAGTCCAAAACTCAAACTGATCAGCATTACAAGCCCAAGAAGCAAATGGCCAATAAGGTAAACCCGTATTTGGATTTGGTGTCTTAAAAGGAATATCTAATTTAACTACTCGAACAGCTAATTCAGTTTCAGGATTAAATAATATAAAATATCTAATACCATTAATAGTTGAATACCATCCTCTAAACTTAGCAAACTTATCTGACTTATAATTATATGTTTTAAAATCTAAATCCAAAGCTTGATAACGATTCTCTTTCTCGTGAAATTTATTATCATAGTCGTGAATTTGGTCTTTAGAAATACTATTAAAAATCTCTTTAACATTATCCATTAAAAACAATTCATTTCGTTGTGGGTTCTTATAAAAATAAGATTTATCTAAAAAGATATTATCAATTCCAAGATAACTAGCATTTTCTAAATCAACACCACCAACTCGTGGATCAACTAAAAAATCGTAGACATCTACGATATTAAAATCAGAATAATACTTACCGCTTTTTACATAAGACATATAATTAGCAATAGTTCTTCCGTATAGTATATTTTGTTTCTTTCCTAATAAATCTTTAAAGTTCCAATTTCCTCGAACTGGTGAAGCATCATACTTCCACGCCTTAGTGCATTTCTTTGCTTTAATCTTATCAGCATCTTCAACAGCTATAAACTCAATCATTGGATTGTCATCAATCTTAGACAAAAGAGTATCAACATATTTAGGCATCAAAGGTAAAACATAATTAGACCTGCCCTTAATAGTTGGTTGCGGTTTTAAATAATATAAATCTTCATTCTCTTGCCAAGCAGGCACTCTGCCTCGTCTATAATCCAAAGCATATTTACTTTCCTGAACACACTGTTCAGTAAAATTTCCAATATTCAAATTAGACATAATATATTTATATAAATAAAAAGACAAACGTTTTAGCTGTCTTATATATTCCGATTATATCACAAAGGCAAATTAAAAGTCAAATGATTTATAATATTTTATACACCTAAGCCTGGATATAATTCTTCTTCTTCCATTTCATCTAATTGCTCTTTAATTTCCTTATCCTTTTTTATATTCTCATATTCTTTATAAAAAGTCAATGAAAAAGCATCAGCTTTATTTGGTGACCTTAACCCTTCTTTTTTCATTTGCTCTTTAGGCATAATAACAATTTTACCCTTTAAATTTCTTTTAAACTTAATGCTTAACAATTCTGCTTTTAATTGAGCATTAGTAACAATCATACCACCCGCCTTGATCCAGGTTCTTAATCTCCAAAACAATTCTCCTCTGATATTTAAGAATAACTCTTTATCATCTGGATCGTCACCAACATTGACACCATAACAATCCATTTTGCCTTGAGTAGCCACAGCAATATTTTTAGAAACATCAGCACCTACTCCAAAGTTATCAATAGCAATCTCTTTGCCGTCAATTATCTCATAGTAATCGCATAAGGTTAAAGTTTTAGATGATATAGTTTTAGGATTACTTATCTTTTCTGTAGCAATACATTTGAATTTAAACACATCACGCAAACCCCACTCGGTAGTATCTTGTCCTTCTCCACTCGGATCAATACCTAATTTCTTACTACCTTTGAATAATTCATCGGTAGTATAATGTAAATCATTTTCAACCAATAGATTAATCCAACCTTTCTCATCCATTTTGGATTCACCAATAAACTCACCCTTAACCCTAATAAAATACTCCTCGCTATCCTTTCCATACTTAGCAATAATTCTATCTACATATGTCCAGTCAACTATTGGTGACTCTTCTGAATTGAACGATAAGGTTTGCCAAGCATCTTTATCAACGTGATGAGTATCGTAAAAATACCCCTCATTTCGCACAGGATTAGAAATTAGGACAACTAATACGTTATCACTAGTTAAACTGCCCTCAGCAACCTCATAGACACGATTATGGACTCCTGAACTCTCATCAACACAAAGCAATACGTGTTCTGAATGAATACCAGCTAATGCTTCAGGGTTTTCCTTTTGTCCTGTCCTTGCTCGAGCAAACCAAGTCTTAGGACTCTCTTTGATTCTGATATATTTATCCTGACATAAAAATAACTCTTTGACTTCTTCAATTTGAATTTTATCAATCCATTTAGATAACTCTTTCCATAATACATCGTGCAATTGATCAGCAGTAGGAGCAGTACAAGGAACTTGACTCTCTTTAAAACAAAACAAGAACCAAATGATAGTCCAAGATAACTCGGCCGACTTACCTGTACCGTGACCAGATTTAACAGATATTCTTTTAGGCGCTTCTCCTCGCAATCCTTTTTCAATAGCTAAGAAATAAACCCATTGGTGCCAAGTGATATGTTCACCTTTAATAAATAGTTCAAACCATTCTTCTTTAAAATCATCAAGAGGAGCTGTTTGAGCAACAATCTTAAACTCTTCCTTTAATGGTTGAGGAGTAAGACCCCACATTCTATCAATAAAAAAAATAGGACTAATCCTAAATCTTCTTATCATCTTGACTAAAGATACTTCACTCATAATAGTTTAATTATTTTAATTCTTTCTTATCCTCCTCATCAGCCTTGTCTAATAAAGCAGATAAACCTTTATGAGTAACTTCAACTTTAGAGTCTTTTGCATATTTTCTCTTTCCTAATCGTTCAGCAACAAACTTAGTTATATCAGCTTTAATCTTTAAATCCTTATTACTATCTAAAAACTTATCAATATTTCTCTCTGCTTTTTGTAGTTTTTCTATATCTCCTATGTTTTCCGCCAACCATTTAGGAAGTGAAGAAGTAATATTTTCTGCATATTCTTTTGAATATCCTGCTTTTATGGCACTCTGATAAGCATTACTAAATGTCTTTGATTCTATATCTAAATAATAAGATAAAAATCTAATTTGTCTTGGATCTAATATCTTTTTTTTATTCATAATA